CAGTATTATTGGTGGGTTTATTAATTGCTCTTAATGTTAGTGGTGAAAGACTTATGGCGAGTCGTTCTTAGAAAAAAGAGTTTCGCTCATTTCACAGAATTTATAGTTCAAAATCTGTGGCTGTATCAGGATCGATATCAAAATCAATATTATCCCAAGCATGTATATCTTCTTCATCTGTTCGCAACAAAGACGAGATAAGTTGTCTTGAAAAGTGTCTACATATACATTCACAGTTGCAACGCATATGAACGGGGTAAACCCTTTCAGTTCCAAGATTCGGATTGAAGATGTCTAGAGGCTTATTCTTCTGATGCCTTAAACAACATTTACACTTGTCCAGTTGTTTAACCATATAATCTTGGTCATTAACCGTAACGCTAAGAAGATCGGCCAAGCATAAATAATTAGAGCGAGTTTCACGTATCCAGTCACTTGGTAATTGATTTGTGTATAATCTTGTAAGATTTTTTGCACGAGAAAGGGTACCTTGAACTTGAATATCTGTAAAACAATTTCTGAAAAGCTCTCTGTGTGTTGGGTCAAACTGATATATCTTAATTGTTATATCAGTTGGAAGTCTTTCGAACAAGTTCATATTGTGAAATATGTCTACAATAATACTATCAATACCATAAACCTCAATAACATTGTTCTAAGAGTTATAGAATGTCATTTTTTATTGTTAAATGATGGATTAAATAGAAGAAAATATATGAATAGATAATATGCCAAAATTTAAGGATTATCCCGAATTTAGTCCAAATCTGACCCCAAAACAAATTTTTGCACTAGGTAGTTTTATTGATTGGGGTGGTTATTGGAGGGATATTAATTCAAGTATTTTGGGTAAAAGATTAAGTAATCAACATAAAGAATTCAAATTTTTGAATGATATACCTGAACATTTATTAATAAATCCGAAAAAAGACTACAAGAAGTATAATAGGTATTCTGTAAAAGCTGGTTCTTCTTTAAAAGAATGGGAATCAAAAGATTGGATTCATCCACAAGATCCTTATGGTTGGGTACAATGGTATTGTAGATTTTATAATGGTAGAAGAACTGATGATGACAAGAGGCAAATAAAGCGATGGTTGAGTTTGGCTGGTCCTAATGGAAGATTTAGAAAAGCTCTTATAAATAAGATAAAAGACAAAAATACAAAATTTAATGATGAATCCGTATCTCCGGTAATACGTCAAACATTACAACAATGGGGATATAGATTAACACAAAAGGATTTTAACATAAAGTATTAATAATGTATTATAAAACTCGTAGAAAACCACTTAGTTTAAAGTACAATAAATCGTATGATGTAGTTATTGTAGGTGGTGGTATAGCTGGTTTATATTGTGCTTATAAGTTATCGGAAACGCAGAATGTAGCATTATTTGACGAGCGAAATTATATTGGTGGTAGAATATATACTCATTCAAAAGGTTATGAAGTAGGAGCTGCACGATTTAATGATAGTCATACACAGTTATTAGAATTGATAAAGTACTATAAACTGACTAAGATGCCTATTCCTAAAGAAATAGATTATATTGAATATATTGAAGATAAGGAAAATGAAGTAACAATGAATTCTCATATTGAGTTTCAGAAAACACTAAATAAGGTAGTAAAAAATACAAAAAAGACAAATAATCTTAAAAACATAACTTTTTATGAGCATTTGATAAAAATTCTAAAATCAAAAGAGAAGGCAGATCGCATAGTAAATATTTTTGGATATTATTCCGAAATGAAGGAGATGAATGCTTTCGATGCTTACAATACTTTTAAAAACGATTTTGGAAATGTCCAATATTATATTTTGATGGAGGGACTAAGTAATTTGTGTGAGAATATGATGAAAACAATAAGAAAGAATGGTTCAAAAGTGTATTTGAAGAGTCGTATTAATTCAGTAGAAAGAGTTAATGATTATTTTAGAATTGGTAGAGAGAACAGGAAAAGAAAGATAAATGGCAAGAAAGTAATTTTTGCTATAAAGCCACATCAATTGAAAGATTTTCCAATAATAAGTTCTATTCACAAATATACTAAAGCGGTATATAATGCACCATTAATAAGAATATATGCTGTTTATAAGGATGTATGGTTTAAGAATATCAATAGGACAACTACAAATAATATTTTGAGACAAATAATACCGATAAACAAGAAGACTGGATTGATTATGATTTCTTATACAGATGGAGAAGATACGAAACCCTTTATGAAAAATAAATATGAACTAAAACCTGATTCAGAATTGAGACAAATAGTATCTAAAAATATAAAGAAAGTATTTCCAGAAGAGAATATAAGCGCTCCACTTTATTTTTCTGCGCATTTATGGACAGTAGGTTGTCATCATTGGTTACCAAATTTTGATTCTATTCAAATTCAAAAAGATATTTTGAATCCAGTTGAGAATGTGTATATATGTGGTGAAGGATTTTCTGATAAGCAAGCTTGGATAGAAGGGGCATTAAATAGTGCTTCAAAAGTTATAAAATGTATTAAATATGGAGTTGTCTAATAGGGCAAGATTATTGAATTCAAAGAAAGAAAACAATGATGGGAAATATATTAGTTTATGGCTAAAAAGAGATTTTAGATATGATGATAATTGGGCTTTTAATGAGGCGATTCGATATTCTAATGAATATTCTGTTCCAATTAAAGTATTTGTATATTTACCAAATAAGTTACATGTAAAGTATATTCCAACTAAATATTGTATAATATATCCTTCAAAGAGGCATTTAGATTTTTGGTTGAAAACTCTAGGTGAATTGGAAAAAACAATTAACAAACATGGTATTCCATTAGAATACCGAAGTGGTGAAAGCCCGATTAGTTCATTAAAATCAGATTTTGAAGGTTCAGTATTAGTAATTACGGATTTTAAGCCAACAATTCCTTCAATTAAGTGTGATAAGAATGTAGCTTCTAAGATAAATGTTAAAATGATACAAATAGATTCACATAATATAGTACCAGTATGGGATGCATCACCAAATGCAGAATATATGGCAAGAACTATTAGAAATAAGTTATGGTCAAAAGCGGATAAATATTTAACAAGTTATCCAAGTTATACGTCTTTTAAGCAAGTTTCTATAAAATCAAACAAATCTCTTCCAAAATTAGAAAGTTTACCATTTGTACAAGATGAATTTACAACAAATACGAAAGCAGGATATGCGGGGGCAATGAAACGATTTAGAGATTTTGTAAAAAATAATTTGAAAAATTACAATTACCGTAATGATCCAACTATGGAGAATGCTCAATCAAATATGTCTATTTATATCAATTATGGTGCAATAAGTGTTCAAAGAATGGTATATTTACTGAAACAAATGAATAATTCAAGTTTAAAAAGTAATATAGATGAATACATAGAAGAAGTATGGATACGTAGAGAGCTTGCCGAGAATTATTGTTATTATAAGGATTATAGTTCAATAGACTCGGCGTGGGATTGGGCAAAGAAACTGATGAAAGAAGAGAATTCAAAGAAGCAAATATATAATTTGAGACAAATGGAATGTGGAAATACAGATGATTCTGCGTGGAATGCTTGCCAATATCAACTTATAAAAACAGGAAGAATGCATGGTTATATGCGAATGTATTGGGCCAAAAAAATAGCAGATTGGAGTAATAATAGGCAAAATGCTTTGAACATTGCTAATTATTTGAATGATAAATACGAGATGGATGGTTCAAGTTCCGGAGGTTATACGGGTACAGCATGGTCAATAATAGGGGTTCATGATAGAAATTTTTATGGTAAATTTAGACCAATGACTTTGGCTGGTTTAAAATCTAAGAAGATTGATATTAACAAATATATAGAAAAATATTCTAAACCATCAAATTTTTTTTGTTGACAAATTATTAATGGTGTTGGTAACTTACAAAGGAAAAACCAGAAACATTCCAGATAGATATTTGGAGGGTCTTAAAGGAAAAGATAGAGCTGCTCAAATCGAATCAATTTTTGAAGGTACAACTCGTCCAAAAACTGCGTTTATTAGTAAAAAATCAACTTGGACAGAAACATTTAATTCGATTTATGGTAAAGAAATCGAACAAATGAAGGGTGGTCGGAACTTAAAAAACATTGCAAAAGTATCAAATATGCCTGTCAAAGCTTTAGAAGAGGTTTTTAAGAAAGGTATGGCAGCTTATTATAACGGTGGTTCTAGACCAAATCAAACACCGGAATCATGGGCATATGCCCGAGTGTATAGCTATATTATGGGTGGGAATACACGAAAGGTGGACGCAGGTATTACAAGAAAGTATAATGTAGAATTTATTCACTTTATAAAACCAACAAAAACAGTAAAGAAAGATAAAACACTAAAAAAAATCAAGATACCAAAGAAGAAGTCTGTTACAAGAAGAAAGAAAGATGCACTGTATATAGTTTAAAATAATAGTTATGATTTATTTTTTGGAGGATATTGACATAAATCACCTCCACAATGATCATGATTATTAAACTCATTATTCTTAGTAGCTATCTTGCTCATAGAGCCATTATAATCTTCTTCTAAATTCCATCTACCATTTGGTACTTTTGGATTGTCGAATAGTTTTTTTAAAGGTCCTTCTTCTTCTTCTGTTTTTTCTATATTTATACGTGTAATTCTCGTGTTGTATATGGTTGGTGTTCTGATTTTTTTTAATATATTGTCAACAAATTGTGTAGAACGAAAAGTTCTCAAAAAAGCATACATTATCTTAAATAGATATGTTTACTTTTAAATCATCTTTAACAAAGTGACATTCACCCTGTTTCGTCCATTTAATAACTATTGGTAATACCTGAACGCCATTTTTGACTGCTTCAATTACAGCTGTCTTGTATATGGGGTCAATGTTACTTGGTTGAAATGATGATACGTCAGTTCTTTGAATAACGTAGCATATAATAGCTCTTTTGTTTGTAGTTTTTTTAATTTCGGATAGCTCATTAATATGCTTCAAAGCTCTGGGACTGATGGTATCTTTGACTGTTTTACGATATCCATCTGGAAAATATGAGATTTTATCATTATAGTCATAGTTGGACAAGTCCATCTTTTTCTTTTCTTTAGCAAGACAATCTACATAATCTGCCTTAGGAGTGTGTTTTACTTCTAATACGAATTCAGTGTCATTTTCATCAATTCCTGCGAAATCAAAGCGGGAATTCATGAAAGTTGTTTGAGTTTTCAATGATTTGATAGAACTCAATGAACGAATTAGATTATTTTCTAAGCATTGTTTAACAATAAGTTCTGGGAGAGATGTATCTGTTCCAATATATTGAACATTTCCTTTTTCTTCAACAATAGATAAAATTACCTTGAATTTACATTTATTGCCGACTTTGTCAATTTTTTTCATTAGTACATTCGAACCCGCATTAACCAATCCTCCACAACCAAGTGATGTTGTATGAGCTAATACAATACTACCATCTTCTAATTCAACATCAGCTACATATGGTGTCTTACATGTAGCTGATGGACGTTTAATAACTTTACCGTTAACTAAGTTATCAAGAGTAAGAAGCTTACTCATAATGGATAATTTAGCGTGTTACAATAATGTCTTACTTATTGTAAACTATAAGAATATTTAATCATTTTTATAGTAAGAAAGATACTTCTATACAAGTATAAAGGGCTCAGCCAGGAATCGAACCCGGGACCTCCTGCACCCAAAGCAGGAATCATACCACTAGACCACTAAGCCAAATTTTGAATCCTTAATTGGATTATTCTAATAAAGGACTATAACCTTATATATGTTTATTGAAAAGAGATAATATCATTAAGTCAAGTCTGAATCATTTAATTAGAGATAGACCGTCATATTTCAATGATTTAATAGCTTTAGAACATATATGTATTTGTTATCCTCAGCCACCACTTCCGCATCCACCGCCATTATTATTTCCACTATTGCCGCCATCCATTGGTTTTGCTAATTTGTTAAATATCATAGTATATATATATTGAACAAATTATTTAGATGAAAATTTCGACAATTCTAAAAAAGATTAGTTTATCCATTGCAAGAGCAAAAAGTATAATATAGAAGCCAGTAAAGTTGAATTCCTTTAAATCTTTGAGAATGCCGTATTTAGTGATATTAATTATTTCAGAAATATTACACTTCATAATAGATATGTTAGAGTTATTTTTAATATTAGAATAAGATTATTTTGATATGGTTAAAATAATGCCGAATATAAATGCACTACAAAGAGAGAAGTGTAGAGTTTTAGAGAAAAATCGATTGCTTACTAAAGAGAATAAGAGTTTTAAATCAAGAACTTCTGGATTTTTAAGGGAAAACTTACGTATGAATAAAAAGGATAACTAAAAAACAATAGAATGTTTTATGACAAGTAAAGCTTTAATGCTTAGGCATGTAAAGGCACCAATTATAGCTGCACCGATGTTTATTGTTTCTACACCAGAGTTGGTAGTTAATCAATGTAGGGCAGGAATAATTGGTAGTTTTCCAGCTTTGAATGCAAGGAATGAAAAGAAGGAATCAACTCTGGATGATTGGTTAGTAAAGATAAAGAGGCGCTTGAATAATGATGATATACAATGTCCATTGTATGCTGTAAATCAGATAGTACACAAGTCAAATGACCGATTGATGGAAGATATGGAAACGATAGTAAAGCATGAAGTGCCTATAGTGATAACAAGTCTTGGTGCGAAGGAAGAAATA